ATCTTCAGCGTTGTCATCAGTCACTACCCGCTGAATGCGTGTAACCATATTCCCACTGATGTTTAGCTTTGAAGGTTCGTTGTATCCGTGCATCGCGTTTAGCTCTTTGACTGCCGATACCTTCACCGCTCCAGAGCCTTCACGATAAGCTTGTACAAGTGCTTTGACAGACATTTCACGAGACCAGAGTTGCTTTTCAGCTACCTGTGCTTTCAATTCATCAACTCTTGCCCTGACCTTGCCGTCGCTCATAAGCACAGATGCCTTGGAATAGATGGTGCTATCCTTCATGCCTTCAGCGTCATAGGCGGTGCGATAAGCGTCTGCCTGTCCTAGTCCGTCAGCGATGCCCTGGGCGAATGCTTCCTGCTTTGCGGTTAGCTTAACATCAGCCATTGAAGGTCTCTCCCGTCTCTGCGTGAGTAGCTTCCTTACCAGTGAAGTCCTGCCAACGCTTGATGATTACGTCACAGTATTTTGGGTCTAGTTCCATCATCCGGCAATCGCGGCTTATTTTTTCACAAGCAATTAATGTGGAACCAGAGCCACCGAATAAATCAGTGACAGTATCTCCGCCTTTACTGCTGTTGGAAAGCGCCCTCTCAATTAGTGCGACTGGCTTAGGTGTCGTGTGTCCTTCTACCCGCTCTTTATCGAAGCGCCAAACACTGACTTGCTTGCGGTCACCATAGAAAGTGTGCGTCCCACCCTTCATCCATCCATAAAGGCAAGGCTCGTGCTGGCTTTGGTAGTCAGTGCGCGAAAGGGTTAGGCTATTCTTTGCCCAAATCACCATGCTGGAGAAATGAAAGAACTCGCGGAACACGCTGTGGAAAATGTCGGCGCATTTATCACTATGGAACACATAGATTGCTGCTCCAGACTTAGATGTTGCCAAATAGCTAGAAAATGCACCACGCAGAAGCTCATCAAGCCCAGAGCGATCATCGTTGTTGATGCCTTTGTAATCCACGCCATAAGGCGGGTCGGTAAAAACCATGTCAGCCTTTGCGCCATCCATCAGCTTTTCAACGGCATCGATGCTCGTACTATCCCCACACATTAGTCGATGGTTGCCCAGCACCCAGACGTCACCTGGGACTGTCTTTGGTATCTCAGGCACTTCAGGAACAGCGTCCTCGTCGGTCTTGCCACCAGATGGTGCTGTCTCTAGCAATCCATCCAGAAAATCGTCATCAAAGCCCAGTATCTCTAGGTTGAAGTCCTCAAGGCTTAGGTCTTCAATCTCTGCCTTCAGCATATCCATGTCCCACCCTGCATTTAGGGCAAGTTGGTTGTCTGCGATCACTAGGGCGCGTTGCTGGGCCTTTGTCAGGTGGTCGAGAATAATTGCTGGCACTTCTTCAAGGCCGAGCTTTCTTGCTGCCAGTAAGCGTCCATGCCCTGCAATGATGGTATTATCGCCATCTATCAGGATTGGGTTAGTCCAGCCGAACTCTTTAATGCTGGCTGCGATCTGCGCCACCTGTGCATCGCTGTGCGTGCGGCTGTTGGCGGCATATGGGATTAAGTCTGCGACGGAGCGCGTTTCAATTTTCGGTGTCATCTCAGCTTCCAATAAGGTCTGGTGGAAACCTTTTAGAGCATCTTAATCTTCGTGTCTATCACCTAAGAATTCGCCCCTGCTTTGCTCATACCCTTTTACCAAGTCTTTGTGCATTTGTCCTTGCAAATCAAGAAAAGCCGCACCTGTTAAACCTGACACCTGTTAAACCTGATTGGTAACCAGCTTCAAAATGATGCCCATCGACAGACTCAGCGTTTTCAACCATCAAGTCTAAACGGGATTCCACCTCAATAAGCTTTGCGAGATAGTGTTGGCATTTTTTTAAATCTTGCGTGCCATTCTTATCACGATAGCGTGCGAGATACTTTATGCAATTGCCCTGCAAATATCCTGCGAAAGCTTCTGGAGACATCCAGGACTCCATTGCTTCCCATGGCTGAACGCTCTTGGATGCGTAATGGTCTCCGCCTACCTGATGTGAATTAGGATTCTCCATCTTCGTCCTCCCCATCCAAATAGCAGAACGGGTCATAGCCCTTCAGCATTGCATCGACTGCAACCATAATAGGCCCAGTGATACGAACCTTGCCAGATTCCATCTTGCGGACGCTTGTTGCGCCGTTGTCTGGCGATAGGCGGAGAGCGTCAGCCATTTCTGTTACGCTGTAGCCCATGCGGTGACGGGCAAGCTTTAGCTTTTCAGGTGTCATGCCTCTGCCTTGCTCTTTTGCAGCGCATGAACGATTGTGGTGTGATCACGACGAAGTATGCGGCCAATTTCTGTCATTGTATGTCCCTTCTCGCGCAGCATGACAGCGCACTTGCGCCTTACTGCTACCAATGGCTTGAACTTGCGTGGGCCTAAAATGTCCTCCAAAGTGAAACAATGCGCTTTAGCAATGGCTTCAACTTGCAGCAAGTTGGCTTGCCTAGGCGTCATGCCTAGACTGTCAACAAGCGCCTCCTCTTTCTTTTCTTCTTGCCAGCTTAAATCATCATCAAACATCATGCGTCCTTTAAGAAAATGCCGTCAATCATTTTACCCTTGCGGTCTTTGATTTCCTGCCATGCGCCATCGATGCAATCTTCAATGTGCATTCTATTCTGTGCAGCCATGATCGTCAGCACGACAAACATATCACCGATGGCGTCTGCGAACTCTATATCGTTCTTTTTAGCGATAGAGTTAGCCAGCTCCCCAGCTTCTTCGATCAGTTTGACAAATTGGCTTTTCAGGTCGCTTCCTTCGATCAGGTTGCGGTCTTTTGCCCATTGGCGAATTAAGTCTGCGTAAATCATTTTATGCGCTCCCTTTATGCGTTTACTGTTTCGTTGAGCCAGATCAGCTCCTCTAAAGTTTCCAGTGGCTGTTCGTCGAAGTGAACAATCTCCTGGCGCAGTTCAATGTGCTGATGCTCATGTATGTCAGGGCCATTACCACGGAAGTTTTTACCGAAGCGTGACTGCGCCCATTCGCGTTGTTGGCGGTCGCGTTCTGCGTTGAATGCTTTGAGCGCGTCAATGGCGGCTTGTGCTAGGTCTGTGAGGTTCTGGCTCATGCGTCATCCCCAACAAAGCTTACATTCAAAAGCGCCTCTGTTACGATGGCTGCGGCGCAATCCTCTGCGCTTGCAAACTGATCCATGTAGACAAAGCCCATTGCATCGATGCAAGCATCAAACAGGCGGTTGCTGTTCTTGATGTATTGGTGCGGATCTTCGCAGGTTTCAAATGGGCCAGCGCCAAGTTGTTTTGTTAAAAGCCCATCGATGCGTTCGAATTGATATAGGGTAATGCTCATGCTGCACACTCCGTGCTATCAATCCGCTTTGCAAAGTCTATTGCCCATGACTTTTGGGTAAATGGGCCAAAGATATTGCCATACTTTTTGCTGGTGATGTAGAACTTGCGACCCGCAGTTTTTTCGATTTCGTAACCTTGGTTGCTTACGTTTGCCATTTTCAGTCTCCGTGTTGGCGGGGAGAATCCCCTTGCTGACAGTCATTCTATAATCTTGGTGATTTTATATGTAAAGCGTATTATTCATTTAATTACGATTTTTGCCGTTTTGCGTGTGCTATGGCTTCAATCGCCCAGGTTTCGGGTGCGCCTTTGTATCTACCCTTAGCCCAGTTCTTTCGTATATCATCCAATGATATGCTTCCGAGGTCATATTTAATCAGGTCGCACATCAAGTTGGTCGCAGCGCTCACCTGACTGTAAATTCCCCGTCAACCCTTCGAAGGTATCCGCGTTCTTCAGCAATACGCAACCAGCGTTCTGGCTTTGCACTTAGCTCAACAGGCTCACCACAGCGAAGCGACATAATAAATTCTTCGAACCTTGCTTCCGTGTTATTCAAACAGATACGAAGCGCCTTGTCCTTTTTCGTCGTTCGTGGCGTGTAGCCTTCCAGTATCTCTAAGCACTGGCGAGGCGTTGGGAACCAATCCAGCTCCTTGCAGACGCGCTCAGTCATGTAGCTAAGGGCTTCCTTCGTGTAGCCTCCAAGAATCCGCGCATAGACCGCTGTCCGCATCTGTCCTCTTTGCTCGTCGGTGTTCTTGCTCGGCAGCGTCGCTTCAATGAATTGCAGTTGCTTGGCAAGCTCGTGTGTTTCGACTGGGACGTTCTCAATCGGCATCGCTAAGGCAAGTGACCTTAGCTCATCGCACTCTGATACTGTAAGCTCAGAACGGGTCATTAGGTCGTCCATCCGCGACATATCGAAGTGCTGCGGCAAAGCCGTTTTCGTTTCTATGGTTACCAGCTGTCCGATTTGTTGTGCCATTTTTCTTTCCTTCTACCCAAGTTGCTTTGAAACCTTGCCATCCGCGTTCAATGGCCTCCGTGATTGCAGCCTCCAGCGTCCATCCTGCCAACGCAGCTTCACGCTCAATGCCTTTCAATGCGGTTTCAGTGAAAGCCGCTTTCCGATGGTTCTTCCAATCTTTCCAAAGCTGGTCACAAAATCCATCAGGTTTAGCAGCTGAAACGCTCCTGCGTTTTGCTGTTAATACGTTAGTATTAACTTCTGTATCTGTATCTGTATCTGTCTCTTGGCCCGTTACTGAAACGTTTCGCTCCCGTTTCATAGCGTTATGCTGCTGTTTTTCCCTGTATTTTTTTACACGGTTTGTGCTGTTATCGCTTTTGTATTGCAGTTCATCCCAAGCAACTGGTGACAGGTTTTCATCAACCAAATTGACCTCTTGCAATCGCCTTCCAATCTCATCTAGTTCACGCAACTGGACGCCTAACTTGACGGCAATTTTACGCGATCTGAGATTATCATTTGGCGTGTCTAGAAGGCCATCAGCCTTTAGGCAGCATAGAGCAACAAAGTGCCAGCGATCCTCAAAAGCCAACAGGCGCAGCTTTTCGTCATCAACTATTCGGTGATATAGTCGGAACCATTGTAAGCCACTCATGACATAAAGCCTTGAACTGGCTCGGCAGGAAGACGCTTGAAATCTCCGCACCAGTCGTCAGGCTCAACACCTGGCCAATGAGCAAAGCCAGTTTCGTGATTGATATATGGAGAGCGTTTTCTACATATTCCTATTTCATGGTCGTAAAAACGACAGTTTACGCAAACCCTTTCGATCTGCGTATCAATAGAAACACCTTGTTTTATGGGTGTAGAAATAGTAAGTGTTTTACGTTTCATGCGAACCTCCTTCGCGTGTGGGGCTGGATCGAGCGTTCTTCACTTCGCTCTCCAGCCCCTTCTTATAACTAAAAACATAAATAAGTAAAACATATTTTTGCGACTGATTGACCAGCAATACGCTATCAGCGTATCTTGCGCGGATTGGTATCTCCTTACCGAACGAACTGGGCAGTGTTTGGATTGGGCTTTCTCGGTCGCACTGCCCATTTTTTTATTTGGTCTCACGAAGCTGGTGGTAAGGAAACAGCGCAATAAATACAGCGCGGCGCAAAGGCCAATCCCGAACGATTACCCCTTTCACTTCGTGAGTAATTAACACACCGTTTTCCACATATTCAAAATCAGATTTATAAGCAACGCGCCTACCATTGGCGTGCTTTAGCTGCTTGCCATCGATGACGAAATAATATGTTGGGTGGATTGTCAGGTCGCTAATTTCACCAGCAGCTTGCAGATCGTGAAGCTCATTACATGTTATAGCCTCCCGTTTGCTATCATGGGTATGTCCAGCATTGCACTGTGACTTGACCGCACGATATTTGCCGAAGCGTTTCATGCGTTCAGTTTCTGCTGCACCAGGCGTTGAAGTGCTTCATTAGCCAGCAGCCATGCACCAAGAGTCGGTTCGTTGCGTTTGCTTTTCCAGTTAGACAAGGTGACGCGGGTCAGCCCAGCTTCGTTTGCTATCTGATAAGCCCTGATCTTGTGCGCCCTGGCAACGCCATAAAACTCTGCAATCGCTCGATCTACGTTTGTCATTTTAAACTTTCTTTTGCCTGATAATAAAAAACGCTTTTAATCTTTGTTGAATTGCTTACAAGGGGTTTGGCAAATAAAAGGAGATACCACAATGCCAGTTCATAAAAAGATTAACGAAGCGCGGATTGCCTTCCACGCATTACCGCTCAAAAAGTCCGGCCATAACACATTTGCTGGATATAAATATTTCGAGCTTTCCGACTTTGTGATTCCAGCCCTTCGCATCTTTAACGATGTTGGGCTTTGCGCCATCATAAGCTTTTCGGAAACCACAGCATCGATGCACATCGTCGATGTCGAAGATGGTAGCCAAGTCATCATTCACAGCCCAATGGGTTCAGCCAATCTTAAAGGCTGCCACGAGATACAGAACATTGGCGCGTGTGAGACTTACTCAACCCGCTATCTTTGGACAGCAGCCCTTTGCATCGTCGAGCATGACGCATTGGATGCCACCACAGGAAAGAGTGAGCCAGCGCCACGCATTAAGTTTATCAGCGATGAGCAGTTTGCTGAATTGCAAGCTTTGGTAGACCAGACCAAGACCGACTTGGCTTTGCTCTGCAAACATTACAAAATCAGTGCACTCAAGGAATTGCAGGAAACCCGCTTCGATGTGGTCAAGGCTGCATTAGAAAAGAAACTCGCATGACAGACGCAGCTATTATCCAACGCAGCCCTGAATGGTATGCAGCACGTTGTGGAAGCCTTGGCGCTTCCCAGCTTGCAGACGCTCTAGCCAAGACTAAATCAGGCTGGGGAGCGTCACGCGCCAACCTTCGTGCAACCCTTGTGGTCGAACGGCTCACAGGCCAGCAGGAGGAAGGATTCATCCGCAGTGCAGCAATGCAGTGGGGAGTTGACAAGGAAGAAGAAGCCAGAATCGCCTACAGCTTCATGACAGGCCATGATGTGACTGAGGTGGGACTATATAAGCATCCTACCATTATAGGCACTCACGCCAGCCCTGACGGGCTTGTGGGCGATGATGGCTGCATTGAGATTAAGTGCCCTAATTCTGCCACACATATAGAAGTGCTCAAAACGAATCAAATCGCGCACAAATATATACTCCAAATGCAATGGCAGATGGCTTGCGCTAATCGTCAATGGTGCGACTTCGTGAGCTTCGATCCACGAATGCCAGACCATCTAATGCTTTACATTGCACGGGTGCAGCGCGACAATGATATGCTGGCGACTTTGGAATCAGAAGTTACCGCATTTCTTGCAGAAGTTGATGAAGACGTAAAAGCGTTATCAAAACTAGGAGGCCAATAATGTCACAGAACGACAGAATTTTAGATCACTTGAACACCGTTGGGCCTATTCGCCCAATGACAGCATGGAATGATTTGGGCATCTATCGCCTAGCATCGCGGATTAATGATCTGCGAAAGGCTGGGCATAAGATTAACACCAAGAAGGTTGAGGTGGTCAATCGCTGGGGTGAATCCACTTACATCGCTGAGTATAGCCTGGAACTTGAAGATGCTGCCTAGTCGCATTGCCAAGAAGCCAAAGCGTTCATTACGCTGGCGCTCACCAAGCCATCTCAATTTTATTCGATCGTTCCATTGCTCTATTGATGGTTGCCAAGATATGCCTATCGAATGCGCTCATGTTCGCTATGGCAGCGGTGCAGGGATGGGACAAAAGCCAGATGATTGGCGAGTAGTCCCATTGTGCCGCACTCATCACGCCCAGCAGCATACAGTTGGTGAGCAGACGTTCTGGAAAGGCATCGACGTAGAGGCTTTGATTGAAGCATTCTGCAAAGCCAGCCCGAAGGCGCGTGAGATTAAAGAGGCGCAAAGCCAGTGACGCAAACAGTTTGGCTTCGCGGTGAGTATCAAAGGCGATTGGCTCACCAGTTGATTGACAAAGCGCCGCAAGACGCAGTTGTTAAGATCAGCCAAGCCAAACGCTCAGATGACCAGAATGCAAAGATGTGGGCCATGCTGTCAGACATTAGTCGAGCAGCCCCAGAAGAAAGGCGACACATACCAGAAGTTTGGAAGTGCATATTTATGGCAGCATTGGGGCATGAAGTGATGTTCACAATGGGCCTTAACGATCAACCATTTCCGATAGGGTTCAAGACATCAAAACTAACCAAGCCCCAGATGTCAGACCTGATTGAGTTTATCTATGCGTATGGGGCGCAACACAACGTAAAATGGAGTGAAGAATATGAGTGAACCACATAGCGAGCAGCTTCGTCTTTTAATTGAGCGTATCGAACGCCTGAACGAAGATAAGAAAGGCATCCAGGACGACATCCGCGATGTTTACAATGAAGCCAAAGCGCATGGTTATGATACCAAGATTGTTCGAGCGGTGATCCGCCTTCGCGCAATGGAATCAAATGAACGTGCGGAATATCAAGCAATCCTCGACACATACCTAACCGCCTTGGGACTATAGGAGAATATTTATGCAGTTAATTACAATATCAGGGAACGTAGGCAAAGACGCCGAATTGCGCGACACACGCGATAGCAAGGTTCTCAGCTTCAATGTTGGCGTCAAGAACGGATTTGGTAAAGATGCTGGCAGCGTTTGGTATCGGTGCAGTTTATGGGGCAAGGCAGCAGAAGCGTTTGCTGGGAGCATCAAGAAAGGCACTAAGGTCTTTGTATCTGGTGAGCTTACGCATGACGAATACGAAGGCAAGCCACAGTTTAACGTGCGCGTAGGTAGCATTGATACAGCGCCTCGATCAGAAGCTGAACCAATCAATAGCCTGCGTGTCTCGAGCTCCACATGGGATGCCACAAAAGATTTGAATGATGATTTGGATTCGGACGTTCCATTTTAAGTTGGAGATATAAAATGGCACGAGGATCAAGACTTAATTTAGACCACCGACGCAAAGCACCGCCCATGAGCAGCCGCCAGGAATGGCTCAGTCGGCATTACAACGAATCGGTGGCACAATCCAGCAAAGCACTTTTGAAGGCTCAACTGACAACAGGTCAGCACGCATTAGATAAAGATCGCTTTGTGCAGACTGCAATCGATTATGGCTGGATATTACAAGTTCCAGCACGCTTGCTGGCATAACGGAAAGGGGCGGGTTTGCATTGTCTTACCCGCTTTTTTTGTTTGTAATGAAAAAAAACGCTTTACATATAGTTTGAGCCTTTTTAAAAGAGGGCATCAATCAAGGGGCTAAGCCCCGCCAACAAGGAGTACATCATGAATAAAATTTCAAAAACTCAATTCTGGCTGGTCACGATATGGCTGGTTATCGTCATAACTCTGTTTCTTACAGAAAATCCGGTGTGGTCATGATTAAGCCAGCACAAGCAGCCCCTATGGGTAAGCCTTACCGTGTTTCATCAGATAGTGCATTTCCGCTACGGAACTCAGAGGGACTGACCTTTGCTGAAGCCAAGCGACGTAGAGAACAGGAGCAAGGCAAATGACCAATAAAACAGAAGTAATTAAATATGAAATTATTGGAAAAGCGTTTACTGAAGGGGGGGGTGGCCATAAACAGTATGCGCTCAAGCTGCTGTATCGCGGAGATGGCACGCCGTGGTGGGTTGTCACGGCAGGACTTGCTTTAACTTGCACAGAGGATTTCTATAACGCGGCAACGGTCGGAGATTTTTTGTCTTTAGGTTTGACCCTACAGGAGCGAAGCAAATGAGTAGACCAATGACGTATCCAATGGGAACACTGGAAGTTGGTGATGTTGGAACCATGCCAGCAGACAAGAAGGGTGATCCAAAGCGCACCAGCCGCAACGTCTCGCAATACGGCATCAGGAACGGCAAGGCTTTCAAGTGCCGCACTGTTGAGGGCGTCACATTCATAACGAGGTTAAGATAATGACTGACATTGAAGCAAAAGCCTTGGCGCTGGTTAATGAAGCGCGGAGGGAACGCAACATTCCGTTGCTTTTTTCGTTTAGCCGCAAATTTTCAGATGAAGAAGCACTATGCCGCGCCATCGAACAGCACGAAGCCTTTAAGCAAGAGGTGAGCGATGCGGTGGAAGCGTATTTGAAGTGGTCTGACGAATGCCTCCTTGCAAGGAGGGACGGCTTTGACCGCTTCGTCATCCCCAAGCCTGACCCGCTGGTGGAGGTGATGATAGAATGGTTTAGCATGAAAGGCTTATCCAATGAAGACCATGCAAACAACCTCCGCGCCGCACTGGACGCCCTTGGCTTTGAGATACGGGAGAAGAACGATGAAGGTTAGTCGCGGCAGCTTTATGGGAAACCCAGATTATATGTTCGTAACTGGTGAGTATGGGGAACTAGCGTGGCATGGCTCAATGCAGTCGGGTGGGCTTCTTCACCAACATTCCGCTGAAGAAGCGCGTTCTTGCCCTTGGTTCTTCACTGGGTCACCTTACGGCGCAAACATCATTGGTCTGGCGTGGGAACGTCATGCAGCCCTACAGAAGCAAAGCAAATGAATGAGCGACTACGCCAATCAATAGAGCAATTGACCAAAGACACTGCCGCCGAATGGCAGTCAGGTTATGACGCTGGCATCGAAGCCGCAGCCAAGGCGTTAGAGGATGACGCCAAGAAGTGCGATTGCTTTGCACGTAATGAAGGCGAGTGCGGATGTGGCGCATGGTGCGAATGGAAGTCAATAACGTCAGCAAGGGCGATTGAGCTTGTTCGTGCATTGCGGGAGTTAGGCTAATGATACTGTTCTTTTTGTTCGCCTTCATTATAGGCGCTGCTTATATATGTGGACAGGATTAAGCGACTTCCAGCATTTCGGTGGTAATCATTACCCTACCTACAGCTCCATACTTTTTATGATACGTTATCGCCCAGGCTGCTCGATCAGCAATCCACCCACCACGCGCTGCATACGCATCCCTGGCAGCTAGTGTCGGATGTTGCACAACTGTCACACCATTATATTCTTTCTCGTCCCTATGATGTCGGTGTCCGCAG